GAAGCGGAGATAGCGCGAAGGCCATTGGTACTGGAAACGTCGAGTTCGCGGAGGTATGCGACGACATAGTTAAACCCGTTAAGACTTCAAAAACAAAAAAAGATGCCGATGACTTGTGGAAATAAGTCTTGGATAGGGATCAGGCAAAAGCGGTTCTAGTCGAGTTTAATCGACGGTTTAACCCCTCATACAAAGAGAGGGGCCCCGGAGAAATTCTTTTTAAGAAGCAGTTAGACTTCGATAAGGACCCGTCGAAAAGGAAAATCGCATTATGCTCTAGGCGTGCGGGTAAAACGACCGTCGCCGCCGACGGGCTTATCAGGGCAGCACTCATGAACCCTGGCATTCAGCATCCCTACATAGCGCTTACAAAAGAATCAGCGTTGAGGATTATCTGGTCGATGCTTCTCGATCTTCTCGGGCAGTACGGAATCAAGTTTGAATCAAATGAAACTAAGCTTTCGATTATCTTCGAGAACAAGGCGACGATTTTCTGCTATGGGGCGGACCAGAAAGACTTAATCTCTAGGCTAAGGGGCCCAAAATACGGAATGGCGGTGGTCGATGAGTGCCAATCTTTTAGGCCCACCCTTTTAAACGAGCTAGTTTTTAGTGTTTTGGATGCCGGCCTCCAAGATTTAAATGGACCGCTTTGGTTACTTGGAACTCCTGGCCCTGTAAGTGCCGGCGATTGGTACGAATGGAGCACGAACAGGAAGCGAAACTTTTCTAGTCATCACTGGACGATTTTAGATAACGATCACTTAAACGGGCCGGAGATTTTAAGCCGTGTTATGGAGCAAAACGCCTGGGGACGTGATAACGCGACCCTCCAAAGAGAGTGGCTTGGTGTTTGGATAGAGGATTCTGAAAACAGGCTGGTTCATTTTACGGATAAAAACATAGTCGATACCGTCCCTGAGATGGAAAACCCGATGCATATCATTGGAGTAGATTATGGCTCGAACGATCAGACGGCTTTTGTGGTCCTTCAATATTCGATCGAGCATCCAAACGTTTATGCGATTGAGGCGCACGGCGCTTCTCATATGTTAATCACGGAAATCTCTCGAACGATTCGTGGATTAAAAGAAAAGTATCCGGATTCATTCGTTATTGCAGACACGGGCGGCTTAGGAAAATCGATAACGGAAGAGATAATCTATAGGGAGCGGATTCATATTAAGCCGGCCGAGAAAAAGAACAAGCTAACGGCGATTCAGGTTTTAAATGATTCCCTTAATCAGGAGCGGCTTTTCGTTCACGAGTCTTTAAAGGACTTGATTCATCAATTACGGGTTTTACAGAAAGCGCCGGATGGCTTGGAGAACCGGAGTCAGCCGGCCGATCTTTTTGATGCAGCGCTCTACGCTTTTCGGGAAGCCAAACATTATGTTTATGAGCCGAAGCAAGAGAGGGCCAGTTACGATGACGAGAGGTTTATGATTGATCAGGAAAATTTAGAAGCCGAGAGGCATTCAAAAAATAGTGAAAGGACGTGGTGGGAAGATGGACATTGAGAAATTTAAAACGATAGCTCTATTTGCAAAAGAAAATAGAATCAAGAGACTGAAGCTTGATGGAATAGAAATAGAGTTTTCGGAATTGAGCTTCTTGCATGAGACGGAAGAAACAAAAACGACAGAAATAGAAAACGAAGAGGATGAAGACATTCTTTATCATTCGGCGGGAGTTTAAAGCAGATGCCAGATTTTACTTATACAAAGAGCAGTGCCCTTCGACGGTTTTGGTGGAAGGCCGATAACGAAAAAGGCGCACACGAAGACGTGATAGCGGCTTTCCGATATTTGAAAATGAATCAGACGATGAGAAGAGAAAGACTTCTCAGGAATTTGAGGATGTATGGAAATATGCCTCATCTGGGGCTTACGTCTTCGACTTATCATCGTTTCGAGGCGTCAAAGCAGAACGACAGGCTTTCTTTAAATGTTGTGAAGACGATGGTCGACACTATGGCAAATCGGATTTCTAAGAATAAGCCGATTCCAACTTTTCTTACCGAGGGTGGTGCTTGGGACCAGCAATTAAAAGCCAAGGCCTTGCAGAAATTCATTAAGGGTATCTTTTACGAGTTGGATATTTACGAGCTTGGTCAGAAAATCTTTGTCGATTCAGAGCTTTTTGGTGACGGAATCGTAAAGGTTTTTAGGGCCGGGAATAAGATTGAGGTAGAGCGATGTTTTCCTTCTGAGATAATGGTCGATGAAGAAGAATCTTTTTACGGGCATCCTCGTCAAATATTTCAAGAGAAGGTGGTGCCAAGAGAAGTTTTATTAGAGAACTATCCGGATCACGCGGCGGCGATTATGTCGGCCGGACAGATTGATTTTGAGAGAACGAGTGGAGTTTCTTTTGATAGCCAGTCGCTTTCTGATTCGGTCTCGATTGTGGAGGCTTGGCATTTGCCATCTGGCCCGAACTCGAATGACGGGCGTCATATTATAGCGATCGAGGGTGCAACGATACTTGATGAGTCTTATGAGAGGACCAAGTTTCCTTTTGTTTTCTTGAAATATAGTCCACCGCCTCTTGGTTTTTGGGCGACTGGTTTAGTGGACGAGTTGGTTGGCTTACAGGTTGAGATTAATAAGATATTGCGAACGATTCAAAAGGCGATGCACCTTTTGTCTATTCCAAAGGTTTTCATTGAGGCGAGTTCGAAGATTGTTAAGAGCCATTTTAACAATGAAATCGGCGGAATGATCACCTACTCAGGGGTAAAGCCGACGATTGAGGCGATTAGTTCGGTTTCTCCGGAGCTTTTTAATCATTTAGACAGGCTTTATTCGAGAGCTTTCGAGATCACGGGCATATCTCAGTTAAACGCTCAGGGTCTAAAGCCCCAGGGGCTTAATTCCGGTAAGGCCATGAGGACGTATAACGATATTCAGACCGAGAGGTTTATTTTGAACGGGCAGCGATATGAGAATTTCTTTTTGGATATAAGTGATCATGTTGTCGATTTGTCGAAGGAGATTTCCGAGGATGACCCGAGTTTTGGGGTGATGGCCGTAGGAAAGAGGCAAGTTGAGAAGATCAAATGGAAGGAAGTTGATCTAGATCGGGATAAGTTTTCGATGAAGATGTTCCCGACGAGTGCTCTTTCCGAGACACCTTCCGCGAGGTTGGCAGAAGTTCAAGAGCTTGCTCAGGCTGGCTTTATTGAGAAGGAAGTAGCGATCCAGCTTCTTGATTTTCCTGACTTGGAAAACGTTTATAACGATTTGACGGCTCAATCTGAGTTGATGGACAAGGTGATTGACGGTTTACTGGGTCGCGGTCGGCCTAAGTTTATCGCGCCTGATCCGATTATGGGTTTAGCTTTTGGGATAAGAAGGCTTCGGAATGCTTATTTGAGGGCAAAGATTAACGACGTGGATCAAGAGCGATTGAGTTTAATGGTTAAGTGGATAAGCCAGGCCCAATCGATGATAGACGCGTCAATGCCACAGCAAATGCCCGCTTTGCCCGGTGCTAATCCTGAGTCAGCACCGCGCTCGGATTTATTGCCCGTTAATACGCCACAAGCAATGGCACAAGTTATTTAAAGAGGAGGAAAAAAAGTATGGAACAAGTTGTAGAACAAAAGCCAAGTTGGACTAATTCAGCAATCGAAGCACCAGAGCAAGTTGATGCGCCGGGTCAAGTTGAAGCGCCGGGACAAGTTGAAGCGCCGGGACAAGTTGAAGCGCCCGTTAAGGTAGAGGATGCGTTTTCCCCTAAGTTTGCAGCGCTTACTAAGAAGGAGCGTCAAATTCGTCAGAGAGAAGAGAGCGTTTCTAAGATGGAGGCGCAATTAAAGTCGGAAGGCGAAAAAGACGCCCACGTTAAAATGGCTTTAAAGAACGCTAAAAAGGACCCTGAGAAGCTTTTCGAGGTTGCCGGGATGACCTATCAAGACGTCGTTGAATACTATTTGACGAGCGCGAAGACCGATGAAGAGAAAAAGTTTGAGAGCATGGAGGAGAAGCTAAACAGGTTGGAGAGTGATCGAGAAGAGGAGAAAAAGAATCTGGAAGAGGCCCGTCGTCTTTCTGATGAAACTCAAAAAACGGAGAAGGTTCAGGCTTTTTATCGGTCGATTTCCGAGACGCTTACCGCGGGTAATGAAAAATATGAATTGACTAGGGTTCTCGAAAGTCCGCAATCTGTATACAATCTAATGGTTGACCACTATCTTTCGACAGAGAAAGAGGGGGGTACTGGTCAAGTGTTAAGTATCGACCAGGCAGCGGAGCAAATTGAGAAA